CTCTTGTTATTGCAGGAAATTTAAATGGTGATTTGGAAGTCAATAATGGGTTCACTGATTACCTATTAACACTAGTAGTTTTTTATATAATTCCTAATTTATTATTTTTAAATGCAAGTGGATTAATTAGATATGTTCTATTTGCCTCATACTTATTCATTGTTTCATTTCATTCAAATATTATTGAAGTTATTTCTTATCGTTCGTTTAACACTATGAATTTTATAAATGATGAAGCCATAAACATAAGCATTCAAAAGTGGCATGATGTTAAGTTACCGATACCTTTAAAAAATGATAAAATCATCATGACCTCTTTTAACGCATTTCAAACACAAAAATATTCTTTATTATGTAATTACGATGATAGTAAGTATTTAACTTATAAAATTCATTTTGAATCATTATCTGAACATTTAAATCGTAAAAATACTACACACTGTGTATTAGCTGAAAATGAAAATATTCATCTTATTCAATCCAATAAGCTTATCGAAACTATTCCAGTTTCAGCCGAACCTATCCCTCATCAATACCAACATCTTTGATCCTTATTTCTAACTCCAAACTTGTGACAAAGCCGTGACCATCGATTTGATGAACAACTCGGCTAATCACCCACTGGTGACTATCAATGGTCGGTTTAAAGCCTGTCACGGTCACTGGCATCTCAGGATAAAGGTCTGCGCGACCCTCAGCTAAGGTAATATTAAATTCTGCTACGCCCCTTTGTAATTTTGACCATTTGGCCGCGGCGGCACGTTTAGCCGATTGCTCGTTTTTAAAGGTTTGTCGCATTACAAAAACGTTACCCTCGGCGCCCTCGATGTAATCGCCCTCTTTTTTACTCGACTTCTCTTTTTTAGGCTTTTGCTTACGTTTAAGATTGGTTTTCTTTTGTTTGCCATAGTTCAAATCTAGCCAATAGGCTTGTACGCCAGTGTACGCTTGCCGGTCAGCCAATCGAAAATAATGCCGATCGCCACTTTCCCGCATGATGGTAATCACCGATAAGGCCTTTCCGCTTTGTGTGACGCCTTGATTAGGAACGATAAATAACAAACTGCCATTTTTAATGGTGGCTATCGCGCCGAGCATTTCAGCCATGCGCGTTAAGAAACTGATATCGCTCTCATTGGTCTGGTCGGCGTGATCAATTTCAATGTGCATCAATTGTTTGCTAACGGCGGGTTTAAGGTTATAGCGCCCTGCTATCGCGCTCACCACATCAGAGACTTTGATATCGTGCCAGCTATACTCCCTTTTGACGTTGAAATCTTGCCGAAAGTCCGCACTACGGGCGGTGACGGTGATTTGGTCGGGAGGGCCTGAATGGCTAATTTCATCAACGGTATACATCCCTTTATATATCAAGGCTTCACCTTGCCAGCCCAGGGAAACTGAAATTTCAGCCCTCCGCGCTGGTAACGCAATTTTGCCGTCAGTATCATCGATAGTGAGTTCTAAGGTATCAGCTTCAAAACCGCGATTATCCGTTAATGTTAATGACATTAGCCGGTCATTGACGCTCAACAGCTGCACGCCCCCGACTGTTAAATCAAATGCAGGAACTTTGACTAAATTCCCCTCAGCCCAATCCATAAAAGCCATATTCACCACCTAGCCAATTCAATATGCCTAGATTGGCGTCACGCGCGTAGGTGAGCAATCGCCCGTTGTTCTCTTGTGTCTATGAGAACGCTAAGTACATGATTTGTTATCAAACATCCCTGAGAATGAGAATAAATAGACATCAGGAGATAACAGCGATGGCCGTATATCATCACGGTGTTGAGGTCAATGAAACTACCGACCTTAGCACCCTTATTCGAGATATCGACACCTCAGTGATTGGGATTGTCTGCACCGCAGAAGATGCCGATCCCGAGGCGTTCCCACTCGACACCCCCGTGTTAGTTACGCGCATTAAAACGGTACTTAGTAAAGCAGGAAAAACCGGCACGCTTTACACCACACTCAAAGCCATTGACGACCAGTGCAGCCCAAAAGTAGTCATTGTGCGCGTTGCTGAAGCGAAAGAAGGCAGCGAAAAAACTCAAGACCAATTAGTGATTGGTGGTACCGGTGACGATGGTCGCTATACTGGCCTTTATGCCCTACTGACCGCCGAAGCCAATATCGGTGAACGCCCGCGCATATTGGCAGTACCGAAACTTGATACCAAACCGGTTGCTATGCAGCTTGCGATTTTTGCCGAGCAGATCAAAGCCTTTGCCTATATCAGCGCGAACGGCTGTAAAACTATCGCGGAAGCCAAGAAATACCGCGAAGATTTTAATCAGCGCGAAGTGATGATCATCTACCCTGAATTTATCGCCTACAACTTGCAAAGCGGTAAAAATGAAACCATTCCCGCCACCGCTTACGCCATTGGTTTACGTGCCAAGATTGATGCGGAACAAGGCTGGCATAAGTCGATTTCTAACGTGCCGGTTAATGGCGTTCTGGGTATTAGCGCCGATATTTATTGGACATTACAAGGTAAAGACACCGACGCCAACGATTTAAACAGTCACCAAATCACCACGTTAATTAAGCGCGATGGCTTTCGTATTTGGGGTAATCGCACCGGTGATAATGAAATTTATACTTTTGAAGTCTATACCCGCACCGCGCAAATATTGGCTGAAATGATCGCCGAGGCGCATTTTAGCTATATCGACAAAACTCTCACGCCATCATTGGTGAAAGATATTGTCGATGGAATCAACAGTAAAGGCGCGCAACTCGTCACGCAAGGCCGTTTATTGGGGTTCCAATGTTGGTATGACCCATCGGATAACCCGAAAGAAAATTTACGCGATGGCAAGGCGCACATACGCTACAAATATACCCCCGTACCGCCACTGGAAAACCTGTCTTTAACACAGGAATTCACTGACGAATATTTCACTGTTTTCGACCAACTGGGCTAAGGAATTTCGATTATGGGTATGCCTAAAAAACTCTTTTTGTTTGATCTGTTTATTGATGGTCAAACCTACCTTGGACAAGTAGAAGAAGTCACCCCGCCAAAGCTATCGCTGAAAACGGAAGATTATCAAGGTGCCGGTATGGTGGGTTCCGTTGCGGTCATGATGGGCTTGGATTCAGGCGCGTTAGATATGGAAGCCACTATGGGCGGCTTGCTGGCTGAATTATTGGAAAGTTGGGGCGGCACGATTGATGGTAAGCAATTTCGTTTTGCGGGCTCTTACTACAATGATTCAACTGGCGAATCCATCCCGTGTGAAATTCAAACCCGCGGGCGCTTTACTGAGCTTGATTTTGGTAGTGCAAAAGCTGGCGATAATACACAGCATAAGTACACCATCAAAAATACCTACTGCAAGATCACCATCAATAACAAAGAAGCCTTTGAGGTGGATTTGCTGAATATGGTGTGGAAAGTCAATGGCAAAGACATGTTAGAAAAACATCGCGCCAATATTGGCCACTAACTTTTAATAGGAAGATTTACTATGGCTGAAGTTATTCAATTCGACGCACCTATCAAATTAGAATCAGGGCAAGAAGTGACTGAAATCACTATCACGGACACCATGAAACAAGTTGGCGCGCTGCGTGGCTTAAAATTGTATGACGTGATGACTTCTGATGTGGATTCACTGATTAAGTTACTGCCCCGCGTCACCTCACCCCGCTTAACTGAGCGCGATGTTTCACAGCTTCCGATTCCGACATTTAATGCGTTAGCGACGGGTATTGCCAATTTTTTAGTACCGAGCTCCCCGCCAGAGATGACAGACATCGCGGACGAGTCATAGAGTGCCCCAACGTTGAAACGGATGAGTTAATCGCCGATATCGCCACCGTTTTTCACTGGGCGCCGTCTGAATATGACGCCATGACGGCCTCTGAACTCCTGTTATGGCACCAACGCGCAGCCGCCAGAACAGGAAATGAACCATGAGTAATCGCAATTTAAATATCAAAGTTTCGTTAAGTGCTGCGAATAAGCTATCTTCCCCTGTTAGTGCTGCACAGCGCAGCGCGGCAGGGTTAGCGACACAAATCAAAGCCACACAAAACACTATCCGCAACCTACAAAGCCAATCGAAAACATTCGAGCGACTTTCTAATTCCGTCAATAAAAACTCACAGGCTTACGAGACAGCTAAAAATAAAGTCAAAGCGTTACGCGACCAGTACCCGCCACTAACCCAGCAAACTGAAGAACAAAAAAGAGCTTTAGCTGCTGCTCGTTTGGAACGTGATCGCTACGGCCGCACGCTTGACAAAGAGAAACAAAAACTTAATAACGTGACAGCGTCACTCTATCGTCATGGCGTATCGGCACGTCAAAGCGGTGATGCCACAGCACAAGTGACGCGACGAACTGAAATTTATAATCGCCAGTTAGATGAGCAACGCCGACGGTTATCTGCCGTGACTCGAGCGCAAGGTCAATATGCCAAGTCAAAAGAGTTACGTAATAAGCTAGCGACGGGGGGTGCAATCGCGACCGCGGGCGGTGCCGGTGCGCTTTATGCAGGCTCGCGAATTACGGCTCCTGGTCGTGATTTTGATGAGGGTATGTCAACGGTTCAAGCCCTCACCCGATTAGATAAGAATTCTCCTCAGCTGGCGATGTTACGCCAACAAGCCCGAGAACTGGGCGCCAGTACCGCTTATACCGCCACTGATGTTGCCGCCGGTCAGAAGTTTTTGGCCATGGCCGGTTTTACACCTGATGCAATTAAGGCGGCATTGGGTGGCGTATTGAACATGGGTTTAGCCGGCGATATGGATCTTGGTGAAGCCTCCGATATTGGTTCAAACGTCCTGACTCAATTTCAATTGAAAGCCGGTGAAATGAACCGCGTCTCTGATGTACTCACCGCCACGTTTACCCGTAGTAATACCGATTTACGCCAACTCGGTGAAACCATGACCTATGCAGGCCCTATTGCCGCACAACTTGGCGTCAGTCTTGAAAGTATGGCAGCGATGGCAGGAACCATGGCTGATAACGGCATTCGAGGCAGTATGGCGGGTACATCGCTCCGCGCCGGTTTATCACGCATGGTTGCTCCTGTTGGCAAAGGTCAAGCCGCCCTCGACAAGCTAGGGATTAGCGTTAAAGATGCCAGCGGAAAACTGCGCGATGCCGACGCGATTTTAAAAGATGTTGGCAAGAGTATGCGTAAGTTTGACCAAGCCAGCCAGATTCGCATGAAAAAAGATATTTTCGGCGAAGAAGCGATGGTTGGTATGGGCGCAGTAATTGATTCGGTGATGAATGGCCGTTATGACGCGCTGAAAACGGCCAATATGGGCGCCGAGGGCGAAGCTGATAAAAACGCCAAGGTTAAGATTGATAACTTAAAAGGCGACCTGAAACAGTTGCAATCCGCGTGGGAAGATCTCGGTATTGAGATCCAAGAAAATGTTGATTCCCCTTTGCGGCGTGTGACTCAATCATTGACTGGCTTTATTGGTCAAGTTGGCCAATGGATGAAAGCACACCCTAAAATGACGCAAGCCCTTGCCGTCGGTGGGATTGCCATTGCAACATTAGTAACTGTACTCGGTACCTTAGCCCTTGCTGTAGCAGCAGTTATTGTTCCGTTTGCTGCGATGCGATTAAGTGTGTTTATGCTCACCGGTGGCCGTGGTCTCGGTGGACTTATTCCTAAATTAGGCTCATTTTCGTTTGGCTTAAAAAGTTTAATTCCTTCCATTGGTAAAACAGGTCGCAGCGTGCGTGATTGGTTGCCTATCTTTAGCAATGCTAAAGGGGCAGTTAGCCAGCTTTCATCTGGCGTGATGGCACTTGGTCGAACCGGATTTACGAGTATTTTAGCCGGCGCGGCCTCTACCGGTGGCGCCCTTTCTTTGTTATTCACCAATCCATTAGGGGCATTAACGGCTCTTGGCTCTGG